ATGGCAAAATCTCGTTTTCGCTTAGATGTTCGTAGGGCGTTAAAAGATGGTACGTACCCAATCCAGATTATAGTAGGGCATGGCACTAACATCTATCTTGGTACTGGTGTCTATGCCTCGGTCGGTGAGTGGGATGCCCGGACACAACAATACATCGGCAAAGGGGCACGGCGCATTAACGCCGCTCTCGTTTCTATGCTCGCAATGGTTACTAACCGCATCATGGAATTAAAAGAGACTGGGCAATGGCCGAAATTATCACGTAGGCAAATTAAACAAATGCTTACCGACTTGGAATTGGAAAAGCCCACTATTGATGTACCTACACTTAGTGACGTATTTTCGTCTATGTGTGAGGGGCGTGCCGATCGCACTAAGGGGATAACAAAAAGTGCATCGTTAAAGATACAGGCATTTGGCTATGACCCCACAAAGCTGCACTTTGAGCAAATAACGACTACGTGGTTAGATGATTTCTACGTGTCGATGTCTGGGCTATCTGTTAATACGAAAGCGGCATACATGAAAGCTATTAAGCGTGCGTTTAACTGGGCGATAGACCACGATATAACGACTAATGACCCTTTCAGACACTACCGTATTAAGATAGAAGAAACTCGTATGAGGGATTTGCCAATAGAGAAAATGAGGCAATTATTAGACTTACCATTACAGGGGCTTTATCCTGAATATCGGGATTTGTTCATGCTTACCTTTTACCTGATAGGCATTAATACGGTTGATCTTGCCGACTGCACGTTAGATAGCATCGTTAATGGCCGCTTGGAATATCGCCGACACAAAACAAATAAGCTATATAGCATTAAGATTGAGCCGGAAGCAATGGAGATAATAAACCGCTATAAGGGCAAAAAGCACCTTATACGCTGCTTTGATAGGTACAAAGACTATAAAGCCTTACAGGGTAGCGTTAATAACGCTCTGGCTAAAATAGGCCCTGCCCGGTTGGATGATAACGGTAACTTTGTTTTTACCGGAAATAACCGAAAAATAATGCAACCTTTAGAAAAGGGGCTATCTTTGTACTGGGCACGCTATTCCTGGGCTACGTATGCCGCCGACTTGGATATACCTAAAGATACTATCAGTGAGGCTTTGGGGCATTCACACGGCGCAAAGGTTACAGGTGTGTATATAAAGTATAATAGAGATAAAGTAGATGCCGCAAACCGCAAAGTTATAGACTACGTATTGGGTAAAGCAAATCGCCCGGGCTAACCTCTCGGTCGGCTCCGGGCTTGCACTATTAAGAAAACAGATTTTATTTTTTTCTTCGTAGATATAAGAATATAGCGTAAATAATCGCCGCTACGCAACATAAAAAGCCGATATGGTAAATTGTACGCTGATACCATTTTAAGGCTTTCACGCCTTGTTTCTGTGGCTCTCTGTTGGCTTGTTTGTTGTCTCGGCTCTGCACTCCATTTGCTTGCAGCTTATGGGTGTCGGTGCTGTCCTTGCTCTGGGTGATACTCTCGGCTTTCTTCTGGGCGGCTTTCTTGCCGTGTTGGTATGACTTAACGCCATCGGCTTTCAGGTTGCCCAAAGTGTCGATCGTGAGCGTACCGCCGTTATTGGCAAACTCGATATACCCCCAATCGCTAAAATACGTTAGCGTGGTTCGGTTGTCGGTTTTGATAGTACCTACGTGGATGCTATCGGTTGCTAACTTGGTGGTGTCGGTTTCCTCTCTTGTAGTTATGGATGATTCCGATACCGCCTTTTTGGTAGTCTTGCAGCCTATCAGCCCAAACAGGGCTAACAGGCACATACAGATAATTATAAACTTCTTCATCGGCTCATTATTATTTAATGTCTTTGTACTCCTTAGTAGCGTCGAACGATGGGCACGCCTTGGCTGCAAAGTCTCGGTGTCCGTGGATCGTGGCGTTAGGGTAACGGTGCTTTATCTCTGTAAGCAACTTTACCAAAGCCGCCTTTTGCTGTGGTGTTCGGGTGTCCTTTGGTGTCTTCCCATCGGATGCCAAACCGCCCACATACACCACACCAATACTATTGGCGTTGTGTTTCAGGCAATGTGCCCCCACCTCGCTTTCTGGTCGGCCTGGTTCTACCGTTCCGTCCAAATCTACTACATGATGGTAGCCGATTCCGTTCCAACCTTTAGCCTTATGCCAACGGTCGATGTCTGCCGCCTTAAAGTTCTTGCCCTCGGCGGTTGCCGTACAATGTACGATGATCTCATTAATCTTTCTCATATTAATAACCATTTTGTGGGTCACGTTTCGTGCAACCCTTAATTACACACTTATGGCGTTGTAGGTCTAATTCTAACTGCGCCTTTTCCTTGTTGAGCTGCAAAATATCTAAATTCTGCTTTCTCACTAAATCGGTCTGCTCTGCAAATCTTTGCTCTTTGTCTTTGAGTTGAGTTTGCAAAAAGTCCATAGCCTCACGCAGAACGTTAAATTCCACGTTGTCGGCCTCGGCTTCCTCCTTTCGGCGGTTGGTCTTTCGATTCATTACATATTTAATCATTTCCCAACCGCCCAAAGCGGTAATAACCGATACTACTATTTCAATTATCTGCATGGTGCTCGATGCTGTTAAGTTCATAAATCACTTTTCCGTCTCGCTGCTCTGTTACTACTACATACCTTGTAAGTAGCAATCTAAATAAGTCCATATCCAACCTATCAGATGATAGGGTAATGGGTGCTTTATCAGTAGTCGCCATTTCTAATTCTCTGCATTGTTTGATACCTCAATTTATGTTTGTTCTTAATTGCCAATACCTCGTAGTGCCCTTTGATGTACACATATTCTTTAAATACGTGTGGCTCGATCATGTTAAGCACTTTACGGCGCATAGCATATTCGTTGGTATGCCGTAGCAAACCTAAATATGAGTTGATGCTACATACTGCGTGTAATACCTGACGCTCGTTGTTAGCCTTGTTTAGCCGTCTGACCGCTGCGACAAAGTTTGTTATTGTTCTGTTACAGGTATAGACACGTCCGGGTTTGACTATTGACCCGGTAAACTCCACGCCTTTGCTGTAATGTTGCAAATAAAACTTCTTCTCATTCAGTCGTAAACCTAACTTGGCTAATAGCTCACGTATCTTAGGCATTAACGCCAATAGCTTTTCTTTGTCCTTATGGATGCAATAGAAATCGTCCACATACCTGCCATGATGTTCTATACCCTCATTTTCGATAAACCAATCAAGCGCATTAAGTAAGAAGTTTGCGAATATCTGGGCAAACAGGTTGCCGATGGCTACGCCCTTACCCTCACCATTTGTAAATAGTGATTTGTTCTTATCCAACTTCTCCCAATAGCTCAAAGGGCTGTGCCGTTCACAATTCTTTTCGGGGCTGTGTAAAATAACGACACGGCAAAGGTAGCGCAAATCGTCTATGTCTTCGCCCTTGTAGTACTTGACTATAAAGCGATCTACCATTTCAGACAATAACTTTTTGTCGATGCTCATAAAGAAATCTTTTAAGTCAAGTTTCATAATGTGGCAATCTTCCGTATAATTATTGCTGCACTGCCTTATATCTTCTTTCAGTGTATTAATACCATAAAGCTGCCCTTTGCCTTTCCTACAATTAAATGTACGCTCGCTAAATATTTCCTCAAATAGTGGCGTTAGGCGCAAAGCTATGTAGTGGTGTACGATTCTATCCTCAAAGGATGCTGCAAATACCTCTCTGTATCTTGGGCGTGTTACGACAAAGCAAATAGACTTACCCGGTTGATACGTTCGGTTATTGATTCTATCACGCAAAGCAATCAAACGGCTTTCGTAGTCCATTTCGTAAACTACTGCACTTGCTGTTCGTCTTTTGCTATGACGGCAATCAAAGTAAGCATCTAAAAGCCACTCTGTCGTTACCATTGTATATTATCATTTGTCACGTTTCTGTCTTCTGTAAATAGTGCTGACACTGCCCTAACTCTGTTCGTGTTGCTGGCCTTAGTGTTCCAATTGTTCGTATTACCGTCGTTGAGGTTCAGATTCCATGCGTTGGTAGCACTGTTCTCGGTGGCCGCAATCTGTGGTTTATTATCTTGTTCTTAGCCGTAAATGACGGCATAAACCCCATTTATTACGGAAAACTGCGCTCTCGGTCTGTCGTAACATTCCGATTCTGGCTACAAAGCGTATTAACTACTTTGTTTTTCCACGCTGACGATTGTTTACCTATTTCGTCCATTAACTCGATGATACTTGCAAACTTTCCTCTGCCTTTTATCCACTCCCTTTCTCCGGCAATTCTCATTAGCGTTTTCATTGTCTCAAACTCTGCCTGAAACTCGGTTAGGTGCTTTACTGTCTCGGCTTTGTCCTTATTGATGTACGCCGCCGCTATCTCCTGCATCAGATTAACGCCAATTTCTTGCAGCTTTGCCCCGATGGTGAATTTGTAGGCACGTGGGAAATTGGGCACTATATCCAAAATGATGTCTAACAACTTGCGTGCATCTAAATAAATCTTTGTACTTGAAACTAATTTTACCGCCATTGCTTGTTTATTAAATTGCCTTATAATGGTACGGCTTTCGCCGTACCTAAAGGTTAAAGACTAAGAAATTAAGAATTAAACAATAAATGCTGACACTGCCCTACCTCTGCCCGCGCTGCTGGCCTTACGGTTCCAAAGGTTCGCATCACCGTCGCTGAGGGTCAGACTCCATGCGTAGGTAGCACTGGTCTCGGTGGAAGTCCAATACCAATCTTCGACTAACTTGGTGGCTCCGGTAATCAGGGACAAAGCATAATTGATTTTTGTCATGTTGGCATAAATCATAAACATTTCGCCAAGCGATGGCAACCACCATTTACCTGCTGTCAAGCCCGCACGGCTATACAGATTGCAGTAGCCCGGTGCATACTGCGCCGTATTGGTAATTGCATCGGCTTTGCTTGCCTTGATTGTGGCCGCCGTGTTCGCCTTACCGTTCCAATCGTTTATCGCTGTGACACGATCGGTTGTTGTCGTACCGCCTCCGCTGATAGCTGCGCTACTCCACGTTAGTTTAGAAGTTGATTCGGTAGGGGCCACGACTAAGATTTTGCCGCCCTCAACAACTACCACACCGTCGGCAATTTCTCCTCTGTTCTGTAACGATGTCCACTTATGAGGCTTAACCATGAGTGGGTAATCATCGCTCTTACGATGATACATGATAAAGATACCATCGTATAAGCCGTTAAGGTTCATACCTGCCAACAAAGCGGTTTTGAGGTTCGCCAATGAAATAAGCGTAACCTTTCCGTTTGCGTCCGTTACCGGGATTTTCTGATCTGTGTTGATGGTCGTTACTGTTGCCTGACCACTCAACTTTTTTGTTTTCTTTACTGCCATAATTACTACTATTTTAAGATGTCAAAATCTGACCCATTATAAATTATAAAATCAAAGCTGCCATCATTTCGGCTTGCGTCGTCCGATACTGATACCTCAAAGTAACCGCTACCCAATGAGTGCATAGTGGCTTTTACTGCGCTACTTGCTCCATAACAAACACCTCGCCCGGTTAGGATCACACGGCAATTACTTGTATAAGCAAACCACGTACTCGGAAAATATACCCGGTATAGTCCTTCAGATTGTCGGGACACCGTTAGTTTGCTACCATCAAACGTATTGCTTGTTATTGATGTGTTGCTACTACTATTTCTACCCGATACCGTGCCAAATGCCAAAGCCTTTAAACAATGCCCATACTTTTGACTTGTCATTAAGTCGATGCGATTTATCACTATCCAACCGTAGAACTCCGTAGTAGTGCCGTAGCCTATCATTTCCACAATTTCACGGCTAACTTTTAACTCGCTTTTTTGGATTCCATCCTCAAAGAAGTATTTGCCATTTGGCGCACTAATAACGGCCTGACCTTGCGCCATTGTACTGCCCCATTTGTAGTTTACAATGGTTAGTCGTCTTCCATTCTGGCTTACGTCCCACGGCATAGAATAGACATCTAACCAACCGCCGCCGCTACTAAGCATAGCCACATTATCGCTGTAATCAACATCAAAGCTTTCATTAGCCAAATTGAACGGATTTCGTATTGAGCCGATAATTTTTACATTTGTGAACGTGCCATTTGTGAACGTACCGCTATTGCAAGTAACGTTGCCGTCTTTTGCCTGAAAGATAATGTTACCGTTAGCGTCTTTCATGTCGATAGCCTCCACACCCAAATTTTTGACTAAAGCATACTGCGCTAACAGTATCTTTGTAGCCACTATTTCCAGTTTGTCGGCTAACTTCCAAAGTCCGCTATTGGTGTCTGTTGCACTTTTTGGGTTATTGCTTGCGGTCTTGGTGTGCGATTTGATGCAAGAATAATAATTATTGCCATACAATACTACGTCCTTGTATTCCTCGCCACTTGCTCCCGACTGAAACATATAGCCTACGGCGCAATCGCTCCACGCTTGTGGGCCTCGTAGTGCCGGGCCTCTGTCGCCTTTAGCTCCGGGTTGCCCATCGGCTACAGTCTTAAATGACACGGTGCGTTTATGCGTCACGCCCCGGCAAACAATAGATATCGCTATATCTTTGCTTGGATTGGAATTTGCTTCTACCACCAAAATAAGCGTATAAACATTTGTGCCTGCTACTGTGTTACCTTTTAAGCCCGTCGGGAAATTAGATGTATCCACGTTACACTTAAAGCTGCTCCCACTGCCGTTACTACTTATCAGTTGCTTTGTACCCTCAAATACTTTAATGGTAATTGCGTATGAGGTATTGGCGGCCGTCTTTTTGTGTAAAATGATCGGCGGCGTAATGTCAATGGTTATTGCATCTACGCCATCGTTTCCATCGTTTCCATCTTCTCCATTCTCACCACTTGCAATGTAGTATAGTGATTGAGCCGTTATTATAGCCGGGTTTGTGTCGATAGCCGTTACTTTAGCGTAAAGACTGATGGTAATACGTTGTTTGTCTGATACCGTGCCATTAATAACCATTGTGTCACCTACGGAAAAATCAGATACATTTATGATTCCGTCCCAATTGACTGACCGCCCACTAAGTCCGTAGAACTGCGTCCACTCCTTGTAGGTATAGTTATATACGTTTCGGGATTGGGCGACAATTACGCCCTTTCCCTTGCGTATAAACTTAACTATTCTTGTTATTGACACACCCATAGGCTTAACTTTCTGATGTTATCGTTACGCTGATGTCTCCACTACTTTGCGAACACATATCACGTGTTACGGCATAGCTTGCAACCGCCGTTTTTCGCTCGCTGTCACTATTCAGGTAAACACCTGCTGCATCTTTCACAACAAAGAAAAACTTAGCGTCTTTGATTGCTTGCGTGTTAGTTCCACGCTTGACGATCCACGGCGTGTAGGTTACTTTGCCGTTGCCGCTTTCATCTTCGCTTATCGCCTCGTCTTCCGGTATCGGGCGTGCGTCGATGTCGTAGGGGTCGGATACGTCCATAACGCCCTGTATGTCCTTACCGATTTCAATGCCACTACGATTAACAGTTACTCGATACTCGCCGTATGTGTCTATACTGCTGCCTGACACTGTAAGCGTCTGGGCGGTCTGTCCGTTGATTACCTCCCAACCACTGGCCCCCATCTTCTCCCACACGTAGGTTAAATCTTTGGTGATTTCCCCGTAGTTCTGGTATGCCATCGCCTTTAAAACGCAACTGCCGCCCTTGTCGGTAATAACAAAGCCCTTGTTATCTCCTGCGACGATGGTAACACGATAACTTGTACCTGTTGCTTTCTGCACTGGGATTGTATAGGTAGCTTGGATATTATCGCTTTGCTTGCCATAACTTATAGCTGCCACCATTTTGATAGTTACCGGGGCAAAACCTGCGATTTCTACCAAATTCTTAACAATCTGCAAACCATAGTAGATGTTGTCGCCACTTGGCGCAAACTTCTTAAAGTAGCCTGCAAAAATGCCGCTTGACGTATCGCCGTTAAACTCGATTTTCGTACCATTAAAAAAGTACTGCATACTATCAGGCGTTGCCACTCCCTCGGCTACTCGGCTACTCATGCAGACAAAGTTAAGTTTCGGCTTTGTCTGTTCAAAGTTAGGGAACACCTTAGTAACGTCGGATTCCGTACCCTCCCATTCTTGGTAGATGTCACCATCTGGGCACATGATCAATGCCGTATAAGTTCCTGCTTTCGCAATAAACTTAATCGTTCGGGTTGTACTCGCTTTGCTCATAGTTCCTTACTTTTTGGTTTTACTTTCTGTTTTCTCACTCTCTGACGCTTCCGGCTGTTGGTCGCCCTCCGCATTTTCCTCGTCGGCCTGGCCCTCGTTGCTGTTGCCGCCATTGTCGGTGCTCTCTGTGTTCTCGCCCTCGCCATCTGCGCCCTGCTCGGTGTTGGTGTTGCCACCTACGATAGCATCATTAACGTTAGCCTTAATAGGCTGCTGAAAGCGTGCATCGGTCGCCATTGGCAAAGGTCGGCAAATAGTACCGTCCTGCTCGCTTCTTGCCTCATGTGGCATAAGTGCAATACCACCAATCTTAACCAATATGTCGTTAAGTTGGGTTAGTGGGCCAAACTTCAACATATCATTTTGCCAAAAAAGATAGTTGCCATCACTCACCGTGTTACGGTCATTCTCCAGTTGCAAGTATCGTGCAACCAATGGATTTGCTTTAATGTATCTTGCCATAATCTTATATTGATTAAATTGTTATTTGATTAATATTACGTTATCGTCCGCATCAACGAATACTGCGCCGTCGCTGTCTTCCCACGCACAAGTAGGGCCAACGTCCTTAACGTCCAAACCATAAACGCCGCCTAACGTCTGACTAACCTTATTGGTTGAAAGCGTCGGTTTCATTCCATGTGCTATGAGCGAGTAGTTAAGCGTTCCTGACTGTGCGTTGGTCGCAACATACCAAAGCGGCAATAACTCACGTTCCGGATTGTCGATCGTGCCGTTAGTGTTCCAAATCTTCGCCGTTGGCGCAATCTCTAACAAACCACTTGGTAGGTTGGTAGGTAGTTCGCCGATGTCGTACTCAAATTTTGGGATTCTACGGATAAATGCCACTAATTTAGTTGGGGCGTTGTCCGATAGTGTCACGCTGCTCGGGTTTCCGTCCGGGCTATACTTTGCCCTGCATCGCAAATAAAGTTCTGTACCCATGAGGCTACGATTAACGGTACAACTGTTTCCGTCTGCTGCTACCGCTACGTCATAGTCTAACGTGGTGTCGCTGCCTACGGCGGTAAATGTTCCATCGTCTCGCATTACCTCCCACACAAACAAACGCTTATTCTCTGGGCACTCATTAACGCCCAATCTCAATGATGCGTGTACCGTCTGCGTGTCGGGGTCGCTCAATGGGTTGTAGATAGTTTGGGCGGCTGCGTCCAATACTAAAAGTGGCGTGTATGCTGTGGCGTTCTTGCATTGTACTTGGTACGGCTTGATGATGTGGTGTACCTGATTAGTACGTGGGTCTTTGTAGTCCGCTTCAAATCGTAGATTCATAGGTATCTGCGGCTTGGCGTTCTTCTTGATCCTGATACGTCCGGCATTTGCACCCTTGCTGACTACCTCAAAGTCGGCGTTAGTGCTGTCTATTAACGTGTCGGCTGCTCCTCTGTTCACCTCATACCAGACTACGTTAGTGAGGTCTTGATTAATCAAGCCCGGCGTTAAAACCTCGTCTTTGTCAAGTCTGCCGATATTCGGCTGCACTATTAAGTTAGATGCGTTTATGGTGTAATCGGGCGTATATGTGTCGGTGTCTGCGTCGTAGTTCTGACTATCCGATACGCCGCCCTCAACCACCATGCTAACATTAATTTGCAGTGGCTTAAAGTTGAAATCAAATCTTTTTGTCTTCATAACTGCGCTATGTTTAAATTAATACTCGTAACTGACTGCCGCCGTTGCTGCTTCATTGCCCATGCCGTCACGTAAAGTAACGGTAGCCGTAAAGCGTATAACTTTAGGCATATAGCCGTTAAAATCCATGTCCTCGGCTGTGAGGTGCAAAGACTTTCCGGTATTGGCGTGGCGCAAACTCCAAACGTTGTCGCTCGCCGTTCTCTCGTTGCCCTCTGCGTCCTCGCTGTATCTCGTCCACATTACGTCTGCGTCCAAAATATCATCTGTGATATTCATATTATACAGGGTCGCCACGATGGTTAGCGTGAGGTCTATTTTGTCCGGGTCTAAGATACTTTCAGGCTCTTGGAAATCTACGGCAAAGTCTGGGTTTCCCTCAATCATCGCCCAATCGGTATTGTTCCATGCCGGGGCGGTCGTCGTGAGGTACTTGCAACATCTGTACTTGCAGCCATTAAACCATACGTCTGATGTCTCATACTCCCCGGTGTCCGGGTTGATAGCATCGCAATAGTACTTACCGCTTTGCGTCCACGCCCCCCGATCCACATACGTAACCAACGGCTTACCAGTCCACTTGTTAAGTCTGATAACGTCCATTGTGACGATACCCGGTATATACATATAGTCTAAACCATCACGTATTGGCAAAGGGTTGCCGTTATCGTCCAATAACTCGTACACAAATTCGGGCAAACTGCCGAAAACTGCACCATAGTTAGCGTTATCCAAAATCGGCTTAGTCACTCCCTTTAGCTTGACGATTCGCCCCTCTGTGCTCGACAGGTACAAACAATCTTGGCGTTTCGTGTCCGTTTGATTTCCCCATCGTGCAATCTTCATCATTTCACACGGTGGGTAATTTTTGCCGCTCGGTACTTCGGTGTCCGGGTACTGCGTCACCTCTATGTAGTTGTTAGCGGTATTAACGCTATTAACCCTAAACCATGCCGTGTAATACTTTCCGCTACCTTGCGCCAAAGTATTGATGATACCTTTTAGCACATTGTTTTCGGCTTGGGCGGTAAAATATCCGTCCCATTTGCTTCTCAGGTGCAAACCAAAACAACCATTGCCCAAATCGTCCACGCTCTCGATTGTGTCCGCTTCCGTTAGAAGTTGGTCGCCCTCGATTGCTGACAATCGGTTTACTATCAATTCCAGACACTCAAAGTAGCTGCGCACTCTTAGGCTTTCCACTTCGGCGTTACCTTGTGCGTCAATACCTGCGCCCTTACCTGCATACAGGGATTTGACGAATTCGCCAAAGTGTGCGCCGTCCTTGAATATTGCCAAACCGATAGCCGTTAAACCCTGCTGAAAAGTAATGTGCCCTTGCGCTATGTCGGCGGTAATCTTCGACAAAAAGCGATCGTTAATCGGGCTATCCTCTGCAACGTCTCCGGCTAAATCGGAATAGGCGGCACGGCTCGCATATCCGGCACGGTTTGCATACTCGGCTTGCTCTGCATGTGTCGCTATATCGGCTTTGGCTGCGTGCTTGGCTTCCTCGGTCATTTTGCCGATACTTCCATAGCTACCGCCTCCGGTGGATGCCCCACCGCTGCCGTTGTTCCTGGGTTTCGCTATCTGCTTAACTTCGATCATGTGCCAATCTCCTTTAATGTGAGGTCGGCACGTCCCTCAATAAGGTTTCTGCCGATGCCCTGCACGAAAAATTCTTTGCCCAAAGCCTCGTGGCGATAATGGTTAAACAGACTAACAACATTATCAATGTCCCTTAGTTTCTGCTCCATCACGATACGTGGCTTATGGTATTCAATATAATAACTATCCACGTAGATTTGTTCGGGCTTTGCCTTAACGTTGCCGTTTCGGTCGTACACCTCTAACACTCCGTCCCCGGTTGATATATTCAACGGTGTGGATAACTTCACCGTGTTACTAACTCCCAACTGGGCGCACTCTGTGGCGGTCAATGCCGAATTTATCTTAAATTCCAAATCATCCTTTTTGTTCACAAAGGTTTCTTTGGTGTCGCTCATATAGATAATGTCGTTATCATCGTTGCCATTACTGATTAGTCCGTTATCGCTATAAACTTTAACCTCAAACGACTTTATCAGGATGCTACTAACATGAGCTAAAAGCGGTACTGATGAGCTGCTCCACTTCGTATGTCTGAAAAAGGTAGGGTGGCGGCGTGTGATAACGTCCCATGTAGCATTAACAGGGCCTAATATCATAAACCTAACCTGCCCACTTATCTTGTCACCTTTGGTAATCGGTATTGCTATACCCTCCGCATCAATACCCATCTTATAGTCGATATTATTTTGGATGCTGAACTCTGTGCCCACCAACTTATTACCTATCTTAGGGTCAAAGCCAATTGTAAAGCATTGCTGATAATATTCATCATCGCTTTGGCACTCGCTCCGCTCCTTGTATTTCTGCCAAACAAAATCGGTTGTCTGCCCATCGGTTCCGGTCTCCACTACGCATTTGTCGCCGATAACCAACATACAAGCTAATACGGCTACCTTACTGATTGTGTCGGTACTGTCGCCTACTGCGCTGTACTTAAATTCGTATTCCTCTGGGCCTTCCCCGGTATATGGATAAAAGCCACTATCTGCGCCCTCATGCCATGATACTTCTTTGTCCGGGGTCTCGGCTTGCCAATACTGCCGGGTGTAATACCTGCCATCGCCATTGTTACGGCTCGGTACGGTCTTGTGCCATACGTAAATCTCGTTTTCCTTTAAATCCATAGGTAAACCGCCGTGCCACTTCTTGTTATGTAGGTTGGTGTACGTGTTGGTCTGCCTCATTATCGGGTTTAAGATAACCTTACCCGACAATACTATATAGTTGGTGGTTTTCTCGTCTGACGGCGAAAAAACACCCCCTGCCTTGTTACCAGTATAGACGGCATACGGTATATTTTTCTGTATGTCTGCCACACTTGGGTAGGTTTTGTTTTCGTCATTGTCTATGCCATTGCCATTAACAGACACTGCTAAATAGTTAGTCATGTTTACCTTAGATGTCGGGCTGTTATCATCGTTGGCCGTGTTCATCTTGACGCTGCCCAAAGCCATAATAGCCGCCCCCGGTGCTTGCCCTAACCAATCAGGCAAAGCGTGTTGGTTTGTGCCCTCGCTGCCGAAATAGTCCACGATGTCTATATCTGTGTTGCCTTTCATCGGGAACGTCCATTGTTTGTTACGCATCACCTGCAAATACCAATCAGTAATAGCACCTGCGCCATACGTGGTTTTTTGGTTGTGGGTCATAGCATAAAAAGCATTATAGGCGGTCTTTCCCTCTCCGTCGCTTGAATACTCGGTGAGGTACTTTTGCTTATTGATGTATGGGCTAACCAACAAATCATCGTCCAATGGGCTTTCTATCACGCTTTCGATGTCTTCCACCTTGGCGGTTAATAGAAGTTGGTTATATACGTCGCCTATGCTTATCGTAGTATCGCAATCGGCTACGTTAGCCAAAGCGATTGTTACGGCTTGCTGTGCCGTCGTCTTGGTGCTGTTGGCTACGATGTCATGCCAAATAATCTTATCGGGTGTCGCCTTGACGGATTCCCACGAAAAGATATAGAAGTTAAAGCCGTCCTGCACGATATGTAAGTTAAGGTACTTCAAAAGTTCCTCCAACACTTCGTCTTGCTGCCAAACGTCGCTTTCATCATCGCCCAAAAACAACAAATCAGATATTGAAAGCTGCTTAAACACTTGGTATCGGTTGGCGGTCTGTGCATCAACTGCCTTGCTGCCATCATACCAGAATTTAATATTTTGGTTGCCCAATATATCCAGTCCCTCGGTAACACCTTGCAGTACCTCGGTAGCAATATCGTAAAAACTACGCTGCGCTGCCTCTGCCTTAACGAAAGCATAGATAACGCCCAATGCGCCCACATTCTTATACTTGCTATACTGCAAAGCACTAAGCGCATCAATGCAATTTAATTCCAGTTCGTCCCATCTGTTGTTGTACGGCTGCGACAAAGTTTGTGGCTCGATGAACCCGGCAAAGATACACGTATCGTTTTTATAGATGTTTACGACTGCATCACGGCATGAGGTACTAAAAAGGTCTTTAATCAGGTTGCCGCAAAGCAATCTTATTTTAGCCGAATTTCTCAAAAGCACATCGAAAGTATCGTTTACCTCATTTTCGATTTCTGCCGGATCCTCGCTAAAATATACATCTGCCTTTTCTGTACCTATTTCAATAGTCTGCGTGCGATCGTTCCCGGTAACGATGTGTACCGTTATCGTATCGCTCTGCTGACTTAGAAAACTGCCGTGTATATACATATTAACTGATTTTTATTTGTTACACATTATAGTTCTTACCGCTCTTTTTCGCCACTCGCTTAACATCTGTAATCATGTCAAGTATCTTGCGTGCGTTGGCATTCATATTGATGTTTACCTCCGTGGCTGTCGGTTCAATGTCGTTTGTTATGTTCTGCATCGTTACCGGCTGTAACCTCCGCTCCGTAAAGGTAGGCGGCTGAAACTTTCCGTCAATCATGCCGAACAATCGGGCTTGCTGAAACTTGTTTAGTATCATCTCGCCGCTGTTCACTCGGGCAAACTTCTTGTCGCCCGATGTAGAAGTACCGCCGATAACACCACCAGTGGCAAATCCCGAAACTGCTGCGAGTGCCGCAATAACTGCCGCCACACCTGCCGCAATCGCTACCAGGTTCAAAGGGAACGGCATTTTTGCACCGCTCGCCGTGGCATTTGCTACCGCTTCGCCGCTCTTGGCTGCCGTGTTGGCTGTTGCTGCTGCCGCTTCTCCTGCCGTTGCTGCCGCATCGGTAGTGGATGCCGCCGCATGTGCTGAGGTCGCCGCCGTGAGCATACCGAACAACTCCACAATACCCTGTACGCCCTCGGCAATGGAAATGAAGCCGTTAATAAGTCCCGTCACCTGCTGCCAGGCATCGCCGTTGCCCTCCAGCGCATCACTTATGCCCTGAATGCCATTGCCTACACCTTGGATGCTTCCCCAACCGCTTTTGATGTCGCCAAACACCTTGTCAAAACCCTTGCTGTCAAGTTCAATCTTTATAGGCTTCAATCCGATTTCTGCGAGTTGCCGGTTTATCTCCTCAATCTCTTTCAGTGCCTCGTCCTTGCCAATGATTCCTATCTCGTAGTCGGTTTGTATGCGGCTTGCCTTATTCTGGGCGTTGCTGTGGCTCTGTCTCTTGTCGGCTGCACTTCCCTGCACGATGTATGCCGGTTCTGTCTCTGCCTTGATAGATACCTTACCCTTTGTAGCTTCGTCTATCTGCCGTTGTATGTCATCTATCTTGGCATCGGCTTTCACCCTTGCATCTATTGTGGTGGCTTCCTCAAACTCCTGCTGCGCGTCGTGCAACTGTTCTTGCAGTTCCTCGATGTAGGTTTTGAAATGTACCTCTATCGGCTTAACGCCCAACTTTTCAAGCTGTTTGTTAATGTCGGCTATCTGCCTTTCGGCATCTTCCTTGCCGATAAGTCCTATTTCAAAGTCCTGCCTTATCCGGTCTATGTTGTGTTGTGCATTGGTTCGGCTCTGTCGTTTGTCGGCATCGCTTCCCTGCACAATGTATGTTGGTTCTGTCTCTGCCCCGATTGATACCTTACCCTTTGTAGCTTCGTCTATCTGCCGTTGTATGTCGGCTACCTTTGCATCGGCTTTTACCCTTGCATCTACGGTCATGGCGTTGCCCATTTCCTTTTGTGCCGCCGCCAACTGCGCCTGTAGTTCCTCTACGTGGGTTTTCGGTTCATCTTTCTTGTCGTCCTTGATGGTCGTTTTCTTCGGGGTATCCTTGGCGTGTGGGGTAGTCGGCGTACCAGCCGTAATAAAACTACGTGCTGTGTTCAGCCGTGTGGTGAGCTGCTTTTGTGTGGCACCAATCTGTCGGTTTACGGATTCAATTTCTTTATCTACACTATTAATCTGTGTGTTTCCGGAAACATTCGTACCGTTGTACCTCTCCGCTCCAACCTTGGTAAATCTCCACTGCCCATCGCGGCCAACCTTGCCGTAACGATCGCTACGCCAACTTTCGGGCACGATGTCACCCTCTTTGGCGTGTCTGCCTCCCTGCTTGGCATCATCGGCAATAGTCTTGGTGATTTTCTGCTTTTTATCAAGCAACTCAATTTGACGCTGATACAAAGCCGTGAGTTTTGCCGCATACGCTGCCGCCAATGCCCTTTGCTTGAATGCCTCCACCACGGCATCGGTCTTGCGGTTAAATATGTTCTCGGCTTCCGCCACGTTACCGATTTTCAGACGCAATTCATTGAAAGCACTTTGATTGTCCTTTATCCACGCCATTTTCTGCTGCTCTGTGGATAATGCGCGCCAACCTGCTTTCAGTTTCTCATATTTCGCCATGAGGTCGGCGTATGTGTTCTTTATCGCACTGTCGTAGGCGGTTTTTATGTCGTCGGCTGCATCACCAAAGCCTTTCATGCTCTCGGCTGTGTCCTCGGCCTGGGTCTGTGCATCTGCCGACTTTGAGGTAAATGCCGCTATAACCTCAGTAAGCGCAACGATAGCCACGCCAACGCCTGTAGATATTAACAAGCCCTGTATGGCAAGTTTCAGCGTTGTGGCACTCACCGCCGCACCACGAAATGAAGCTGTCATTACTTGTACCAGGGCATTCATACGCACCGAAGTAGCGTTCCATACAAGCGAAGCGGCATTCATTGCCATTGTGCGAACCTTGACAATAGCCTGTATCTTTGCAAGATTCTTCAAACCGCTAACCATTGCAGAAACGGCAATCACGGTATTGCCAATCTGTGCCGTAATGTTGAGTACCGGCATAATGCCACCCATCGTTGAGGCTATAGCGTCGCCCACTTCTGCAAACTTGTTTTTGAGTATCTGCAAACTTGCCGCTCCGCTGCTGCTCATAATGGAAAAAGCATCGTCTATAGTTCCGGCACTGCCTTTCATCGCTTCCACGTTCTCATTAAACTTGGCTGCGAGTTGTCCGGTGAGTGGTCCCAATGCTCTCAGGCTCTCGGCACTGCCGAATAACTTACCGTAGATTTCCTGCTCCAGCATACCGCTCTTGCTGGCGTATGCCTTAACGTTCTTATCTAAGTCGGTAAGGAAATTACGCATACCTCCTGCCGCCTTGATAGCTGCCGCATCAAACTCGATGCCCATTTGCTGTGCCATCTTGCTTGCCTCGCTTGACGGCTTCACCAAAGCGGTAAAGATTGCCGCCATCTGGGTTGCAACCTCGTTAGTATTACCGCTAACACCTGTAAGCGTTGCAAAGGTTGCCATAAGTTCGTCAATGCTTACACCCAAAGTGGCGGCATTGCCCGTAACTCTCGGTAGGGCTTGTGCAAGCTGCTCGAACGATGTTACACCATTCTTGGCCGTGAGCTGTATTTTATCCTGCACGTCGCCTGCCTTGTCCCACGACAAACCATAATTCTTGATAATGGTAGATGTAACCTTTACAGTCTCGCCCAAATCAGCGATACCGCCCACGGATGCCTTAGCCGATTTCTGCAAAAAGGCTATCCAGTTGTCTTCAGGCACGCCATTGCTGATAACCTGGTACAATCCGTTAGCGAGTTCGTCACGTACTACCGGAATGCTTTTTGATAACTCGGCTACCTGTCCTTTGAGTCTGGCAAAGTCCTCGCCGCTCTTTCCTGCCATCGTGTTAGCGGCGTTCATGGCTGCGCTGAAACTGCGGTTTTCCTCGGTAACGCCGTTGAGTGCTCCCGAAATCTGCGAAATGGCATTGGTAACGTTATTAGCCGCCATTACCGCCTGGTTGAAATTAACCAAAGCCGCGTTTAGTTTTTGGCTGCTCGTCTTGGCAGAATCAAGCACACGGCGCAACTCTTCCGCTGTAGAAGTAGCTGTAACCAACTGCTCTTTGCCGTCAACAACCAGTTTAACGTTAAATTTTATTTCTTTTGCCATATTTTCAGCGTATAAGTAACTAAGTAATCAATATTTTTTGTATCTTTGTGGCGAAGCATTTAAACTAAGCGTTATGGAAAAGGATTATAAGAACATCAACCGCATACCAGAAGCCGCAACCAACGATGTAGCGAGTAAGCCCGAAAACGAAATCAGGGCAGAACTTGTTAGTGTCGAAGTTGCAGGCGAGGATACGCCGCGCAAGCATTCAAACAAATATGAGGCTTGGGGCGTAATAGCCTTGTTGTCTCTTGTTGTCTGGGTTATCTGCCTGACGTATTTTGCTTTCAATAACCAATCGGTCAACGGCTTGTTAGCCCTTGGCGGCTCTACCGCATTGTTCTTCTTGTCTATTGGGCAAATGGTGCTTACAAGTTCCGAAGAACTGAATGGCGAAGCTATTTAGCCGTTTCCCACTTTTCCCAACACTTCCTCAAAACGCTTTAACGCATCTTCCTTAGATACTGCCGGGGCTGCTTTCGTATGCTCCGGCTTTTTCTTCTCCCATGGAAAGGGTAGAAGTCCGTGGGGCGTTAGCCCTTTCTTTGCATACGGCTGTATGGTTATTGCCGCAAGCATACGCATACGTTCCCAACTGTCTTGATACTGCGCCGTCCGCTCCTCGCTGTACGCCTTGTATATGTGGCTGAACTCCTCGGGTGTGAGGGCGCAAAAATCATTGTAGGGCAAACCGATGTTGCCAACGGCTATGCCCAGAATGTCGAAGATGCCTAACTTTTTTTTTCGCCCTCCGTGTCGGTGTCCTCGGATGCCTGGCCTGCCGTGGCGTTCACGGTGTCCGTCCACTTGTTGAGGTCTTCGGGCGTGAGGCTGTCGGCAAAGTCCATAAGCGACATATCGAACTTTACGCCATCGTGCTTACAGGCTGACGCCACGCAACAAAACAGATAGGCGCACATATCCGATAGGCTGTTGCCTAACTCCGTCACCTCCTTGCCGGTTTCTTTCTTAAAGCGAAGCATAGCCCCCATAGTCTGCCTACAGGGGTATGCCTTGCCGTTGATCATGATTTCAATCTTTGGCATAAATCAACAATTAACTAATAATTCAACAAATCAAACATTTATATTAAAAACAATATGGCCTTTGTTCCATGTGGGCGTTACTTGCCCACTACCTTGCCGGTGTCTGTTGCCTGCGTCGCTGCCGCATCCTTGCCCGGGTAGGTCTCAGGCTCGCCGGCGTTCTCCAAAGACACGCTGTAAGTAGCATCGTCCTGCGCCGGGCTTGTCTCCTCCAATGAGGCGATAACAAAGTTACCCTTTACATAAGGTTTCGTGTCGCCGCCTCGCTTGAATGCCTCAACCTCCACACTTGCGCCCTTGCCCCAAAGTGGTGCAATCTGCTCGTGTCCGTTCTCGGTCTCGCCATAGAAGCGCAAACCCTCGGCACTGATAGAGATAGACAAACCAGTCACTCCCTTGTCCTTCCAAAGTCCGCTGCTCTTGGCGGCACTCGCTACAGGCTTAACGGCACGGTCTTTTGTCTCGCTGTTGAAAGTGAGTGTGTGGCTTGTGCAATGTCCCACCGCTTTGCCTCCAACCTTAAGCAAAAGGTCACTACCATTGATATATCCAGTATCTTCCATAACTATAAAAATTAGATGGTTCTAAATTACTTAAATTCTGACTTGATAAACAAGCTGCTGCACAAAAGCATCATCCTCGTAGCCCTCTTCACTGTCGGCAAGCGTACAACTGCGCATCTTCACGCCATCGCGTTCTCCGCTTGCGTAGTCGAGTGCCTGGCGCACCGCCTCGGCAAGCTCCACGCCCTCGGCATACTTTGCCGTATAGCAAACCACCTCCATAGTCACGGTGTCGGCTCCCGGCGTTCCCTGCTTAGTGGGATTGTGTGCCAATGCCGCACGGCGATATAATATATAAGGTAGTTGGGCGTTGTCTATCACGATGGGGAAAACCTTGTTTGTTCTCCGCTTCACTTCCTCGTTAGATAGAAGAATATCGCGAATAATGCTGCCCGCGCTTAATGATGTCTTTTTCAGTGCCATAGCTATATTTTATAAAAGTCCCTGCTTTCTTGCCGCTTTTTCCACGTTGTTCTGCAAGTTGTTGAAAAGGTTGGTTTCCACGCTGTCGGCGGTCTGCTGCTCTGTCTTAGCGAGAAAAGCGTAACGCCTCATCTTGCCGCGGCTCGCACCACCTCGTAGATACTGCCTTATTTTCTTGCCCGTGAACCTGCTTTTACCGAAAAACGATGAAATACGCCGCCCTACATGTCTTTGGCGTGTTCCGTCCTCTGCCCACATCAAAACAGGCTTTTCCATGTTCTGACGGTTGAGGTGGATGCCCTTGCGCCTACCATGTGGCTTAACGCTTACCATGAAGCCCAGGCCGTAGCGATCGGGGTAGGTACGCACATAGATGCCGCTTGAAAGACTGCGCTTTGTGCCACTGCCAATGCCGCTTTGTCCCAGATTGGAGACTGCCGCCTTTTTCAGGCGGTTGCCCTCCCTGCGCATGGCACTTCGCATAGCCTTGCGTTGGTCTTTCACGTCGAGTGCCTTGTAAACATCGGCAAACGGCTTGTTGATGTCGGTAACGGTTTCTTTCATCGTTCTGGCTGCATATACATTAAGAAAACAGTATTACTCGTTTACTCGTTCACAAACTAAAGTGTTCATACCTCTATCAATGTTAGGGATGATGGCAACTACTGTATAGAGATAGCCGCCCAACTGCTGCACTCTCCAGTTTTCTTTAACTGGGTGTGCGTCCCTCACATTAAATTCGGCTCGATAGTCGGGGAAATGTTCGCCCACTTCCTCGCTACGGTTTCCGCTCTGCTTCTTCCTCTCTGCCCATACGGTACGTATAGGCTCGTAGGTTGTCGCTTCCTCGCCGTAGTCGTTTGTTGTCGTCGTAGGCTTCAACAACTGCAAACGATATTTCATTTCTCCTGCTCTCATTCCGCTAATTTCCGATAGGGTTTAATTAAGGCTTGTAGCGAATCAGGCACGGCGTGCATCTGCACGCTACTCACACTTTCACGCTGATTGTACCAATGTGCGCCCAACATCATTATAGCGTGTTTTATGGGGGTAGGTACATCATGTCCGTTACCCATCTGCGCCAATTCCTCTTGGTTCCTATTGGTCGCCGTGATAACTGCGCTTTCTGCTGTATCTAATAGATGCTGCAAATACTCGTCATCATCGGCGAAATCATCAGCCCTTACGTGCTTCTTAAAAAGTGCCAAACTCACTACTGCCATAACGTTATAACTTTATAAATTGTGATTACTTACTTAACCCTTGGTGCCTGCTGCCACTGCTGGGTCCTTAGACAACATGGCAAACGCCTCCTCACGCAATGTGGTAATAGCGTAGTCGGCATTGAGCACGAAGTCGATAGAGTTCTTACGTGCGAGTGTATAAGGGTCGATGATGATTGACATTTCACCAAACAAGCCCTGTGGGGCATACTTGAATGAACCGAACAATACCGAACCCTCAGCCACGTATGAGCTACAGAATACCGGTACACCCGAAATCTTGCCGTTCTCATCAACGATAGCCTGGTTTGCACCGCTCCACTTTGGCGTACCCTCCAAAAGTGCCTTTGTGGTCTCTGTCATTACGTAGCAAAGTCCCTCCGGCATGATGTTGGCACCCAAAACAATGCCCTTGAGTGCAAGAAGCTCGGAGAGGGTAGGCGCTTCACCCTTATAGGTCTTTTTGTTAGCTGCCTTGAGGTTGACGAATGGGCCTACAAGATTTGTAGCCTTTGCCACCTTTACGGTGCTGAACATGATTTTGTTCATAAGGGCGGCTGCCGCAACTGGCATATACTGGGTACATACAAGCTGCAAAAGGTCGTCGGTCTCGTTGAGTGCTTCACGTGTGATAGGCACGGCTACGCCCATACGCTCAGGCTTTGCGATAAGTTTTGTAACGTCAATCTTGGTATCACCCAGTTTTACGCCCTCATCGTTGATGGTTGCCTCGAAAGTCTCGATTACAGGCCACTGATAGTTACCTTTCAGTCCGGTGAGCAATGGCGAACCGATTGCCGAAAGAATGGTCTTTGCGTACAATGGTTCTACGATGTCGCCCATGGTGACCGGTGACGGATTGGTAGAACTGCCAGGGTTGAGATAACCCGAAGTGTTGCCGCCAAAATCAGAAGCCACGGCGCGGCTGATCTTCAACTCAAAACGCTTGCCGTTCTTGATGCACTCGCGCATCTGCTTGTTAGCCTCCTCGATGTCCTCACGGCGCATAACCTCAATAGTAGGGGTAGCCGCCTTGATCTTCATTTCGAGGATGTCCATTTCACGGTAAAGGGCTTTACGCTCTCCCTTTTCCGCATCGGTGAAGTCTTCGCGCTCCTTGTCGTTCTCCAGGCCCTGCGCAATTTCTGTGAGGCGGTTTTTGATTACGTCCATGCGCTCGTAGGCTTCACGAAAATTAAACTTTTCCTTTTTCATCTGTCAATGATTAAAATTAGTAACTAAAAAACATATATATAGAAGCCGCCTCTACAGATTGCGGCCAACACTTGCTATGCGCTCACGCACCTCATTGATACGTTCACGCTTCTTGCTCTCGTCTATCTGCTTGGGCTTCGGCTGCTGCTCAAACTTGATGCCTGCCGCTTCCACCTCACGTTTGCTTACGTCGGTCTGCTCGTAGGCTGGATCGGTGGTAATGGTGAAGTCGTAAACGTTGTCAATACGCTTCACGTGGCGCAAAAGAATATCCTCGCCGTCGTCGCCTTTCTCGTCCAGACGCTCGTAGCTCACGGCGTTCTCGCTGTCGTCCTCATCGGTGGAATAGATGAATGAGCACCCGGCAATATCGCCACGGCTTACCAGTTCCAAAGCCTTGTCGCCGTCAACCGTGTGCGGCATTTCTGCCCAGAACTTCACGCCCACCTTGTCAACCTCGTAGCTTAAAGTGCCATTACCCTTGTTGCTTCGTGCCAAAACCAACTGGCGGTCGTGGAACATCGTGAGTTTGATGTCCTGCTTATCCAGCATCTCGCGTGTCACACACCCAGGTTCCAGTACCTCGTAATAGTTGTTCCACCAATCACATAAAAGGCGGCTACGTACACCGAACTTCAGTGCATAGCCCTCAATCGTGCGGCTTTCCGCTCCGTCGGTAGCCTCACGAATGCGAAGCCCCGACACAATAGCTATTGTTCTTTTCTTTTTCATTCTCCGTTGTTTTTATCGTTGTTGTCATTTCCCTTTGCAGCTGTGCCCGATAGCTTTTCACTGCCCAGCGGTGCAAGATTGGTAGAAAGATAAACCGTATCGCCTCCGTCGATGGTAGGTTGGTTTTCCATCCTGCGCCAATCGTTCACGGTGTAAATGCCGCTCTCGATCGTCTTTTTCTGATAGTCGGCGAGTGACTGCAAATCCATTGAGTAAATACCCCGGCGGTCAAACAGAAAACGGCGTTTGCAGCACAAAGCGCGCGGTATCAGCTTTCGGGTCAGTTCGCATTCTATACGCTTCAATATTGGGTTAAGCGTGTTGGAAAGAAAAGCCACGTTTGCCATTTCTGCGCTTTTGTAGTTGCTGCTCGTATCATCGAACACGAAAGACGGGTGAACGCCAAAGAAACGGCATATCTCACGCACCGTAAACTTTCGGCTCTCCAGAAACTGCATATCCGTGGAAGAAAGCGAAATTTGCTTAAAGTCCACCTGCCCCGGCAAACTTACTATGCGCTCACCCCGGCTGAAACGGCTATCCACGCTTTCGGCGGTCTTCTCCAGTTCCTTGTCCTGGTACTCGCCAAATCCCGTAGTAGTCTTGTCGTTGCTGATAATGCCGCGAACACTGCCGCCATTGGTAAACCGGTTCTCCGTCTCCGCATCTCCTGCCGTGGCAATATCCATCGTGCGCCTTGCGTGGGTCAACACGCTTTCGCCCCTGCGCCCGTCTGAGGAATGCAAGTAAAGGTGTATGATGTCCTTTTCCTCGAATGTGCCGAACACTCCATTATAGGCATCGGCTATGTAGTAACGGCTGTTCAGTGGGTCGTGGGTCACGGTGTGAGGTCGGCAAAGCACTAAGTCGGTCAACTCTCCCAACACATAGCGTGGGTAGATGTAGGCATTTCCCTCAATGAGCATCAGGCGCACCGCCATCGTCCAAAAGTCAAACGCCGACATTTCGGGTTGAGGCTGCACGGTCAGAAGATAATGCAGATCACTTGCCGTGTCTTCCTGATAGCGTCCATCCCTGCACCGCATATACTGCAAACGTAGGCTCGCCACGCTCTCGCTTAGAAGCGTCACGCACCGATATACCGCTGCAACCGTCATGGCATCACCGTCCCAGGCTGAAAACACCGCCACACCGCCACCAGTCCTTACGGTGGTGGGGCGCGCGGTGCCGGTTGTGTCAGCACCTGTTGCCTCACGGCTGAAAAATCGTTTTATGTTATTCCAAAATGTTGCCATCCGTCGTTTCATACAAAACCGCCAAAGCTACGGCAATTTGAATGCTGTCAACTATCTTACTGTTTTCGCTCCGGCGGTGTTCTGTCCTTTAATTATGAGTAAAAAATCCGAGGCTCCCACGCCAAACGGCTAATGAGCCGCTACAAAAATACAATCGTATTTTGCAAAAACCAAATGCCGTTTGGCGCATCGTGGCACACGTTGGCGCAACGTGGTAAAATTATTAGTTTTTTAAGAAAATAGTTTTTTGCTGTTAGGCTAAAAAGCACAAAAAAGCCGCTACACCATTACGATGCAGCGGCTATGTATGTGGGTTTTGGTAATGTCGGGATCATGTCCCTATGGCTTGTTTGTCACCGTCTTTATAACGGCATCCTCGGTGAGCCATTCAAGCGGATACATGGCATCAAGCAAACCGTGTATTCTCAACTCATAGTCGGGTGGCAGCTCCTCCAGCAACCATTTTACGTAGTCGCGTGTCTGCCTGATCGCATCACGGAACGTGTCGGCATTATATACCGGCATTCCGTCACGGTCTGTTATCACCAGACTTGTAACTTTCTTAGGCTTTCTGTATCTCATCGCAAACCTCCTTTCTGCAAAGTGGCATTTTTGATATCCACGAAGTTGCAGCCGTTCATAAGAAACTCAAGTGTGCCCTGCACGCATCTCAGTTTTGCTGCGTCGATGCTGTTCTCTGGGTCTATCATCTCCAATAGGGTATCTATGTAGTCGTAGACCTCTTCAATGTCGGTTGCCAATACACTTGCACGATACCATTCGCTGTCAAGTATAACTGTACTCTTCTGTTCTTCTGTATAACGTCTCATATCTTATTCTCCTTTATTCATTAAGTTCATTAAATTGTCTGTGTCCATTCCCATCATCACGCCCACGGCCTTTACAAAACGCTGCATAAGGTCGGTTGGGGTCTGTGGCATCATTGCCGCCGTTGGCTTGCCCTGCTGAGGCTTTGCTGTCTCGGTCGGTGTCGGTGGGGTGGTAGGGGCCTTTGGCTTGGTCTGCTGTGGTGCTTGGGTTGTCGCTACAGGCTTGCCGTGGTTCTTTGGTCCCTGTGCTCTGCGAAAAGCCTTGCGGACCTCACTCTGCATGTCCTTGTCTATGGTCGTACAGTGCTTGCACATCACTTTGAACGCCTCGGCCGTAATGTAGTACACTACACCCGTCGGGCTTTCGTAGCCCTTGCCAAAGCCTCGGTTTACCGTTCTGCCACATCTGAAAATGACACTACCAGGGCGCACGAAATATTTTTTCATACGCTGGATGCTCTCACAAACGTAGCGGTGTTCACGCCCTTGCAGCTTTGCGAGTGTAAGCGACGAAACCACACGCCTGCCGTTGTAGTCCTCAATGATGATGCCGTCCTCTGCTGTGGCGGTCTGCTGCTCGGTCGTCTGTGGCTCTGCCTGGCGCTTTCTGCTCTTGGCTGGCGGCATAGCTGCCACGCGTGCATCAATCGCCGCCTCCTCTCGTTCCTCACGCTCCAGAAGTTTCTCGTACTCCTCGGCTTCCTTTCTGTCGTGCTCCTCAATGGCTTTCGCCATCTGCTCGGCTCTTATCTTAGCCTCCATTTCGTTGAACGCCTTGATGTAAGCCTCTTTCCACTTCGCTGCCGTCTTTCCGGTAAAACCCATAACAAGAAACATGAAGCCATCACGGGTAATGTAATACATTGGCAACTGCTTTTTAATGTTGCCATTTTTGTAGTCGATTTTAGAGGCGTTAAAATTGACGGCTCTAAATTCTTCGCTGCAATCCAATGACTTAATTGCTTTCATTACGTTGTAGTGCTCCTTTCCGAAAACCTCCGCTACTCTCATAGATGTAGTAACGGCGTGCTCGTTTTCTACTGCTACCAAACTTAACTCTTTTTCGGTGGGTGCAACCTGCACCACTTCCGCTACCTGCTCTACAGGATTTTGATCTGATACGTTACTTGACATCACATTTGTATTTTAGCAAAAATAAAAAGGCCGTGCTACGTGTTGCTAAGGCTTCAAATGCGAACACCTCCGGGGCATTTCTGCTACCCGACACGGCACGGCTATCTCTTTATATAGAAATATCCTATTAATTTTATTATGGTATGGATACAAAAATAGCCGCTACGTTACGGTGAACGGCGGCAACATCTGTACCGCATTTGAATTTTAAGCACTGCAAAGATACATAAAAAAGTTTAAAGCACCAAAGATTTTCGGTAAAAAGTTACTTACTTATACCAAATTTTTGTATTTTTGCATTCAAATTACAAATTTTAAGTATAATAAGCATGAAACAATTACTTATAGCACTTGCCTTTCTTGCCCTCGGAATGTCGGCAAAGGCCCAGGTTGAAAACTTAGACGAAGTGGAATTGTTGGGCACATGGGAATACGTTAGCGGCGATGGAATATTTACCGGACGTTTGCCTATCTACAACAATAGCTACCGCAAACCAGTAGGTTTTACTTTCAACGACAACCAGGCATCCGTAATAAAATGGGAATACGCTGGCGACAACTACGATTATCAGCAATATGGTGGTTATTGGGTTAGCCATACTTCCGAAAGATACATCTTGCACATACTTTCCAATCAGTCGTATGATTCTGGCGAGACAAGACAAGGCGATGTTACTACCATAAATTTTGTTGTTTCCAAATTTGCTAACGGCGAAATGATACTGCAAACTCTAAGCGGTAACGGTACTTTGTACCTAAAGAAGCAAACCACTTCGTCCGTTTCCTCTGTCAAGGCTGACGCAAAGGCAAGCGGCAAAGCCTACACCCTCGATGGCATGACCGCCACCGACACAACAAAGGGCATCATCATTCAGAACGGCAAAAAGAAGATACGCAAATAAACAAACCCCGATAAGTGATTGAACCTATCGGGGTTTGTTTTGTTATATGGTCTGATTTGCAGTAAAAGCCTTTTTTCCAACAATACGATAAGGTTCTGTAAGTAAAGTCTTATCGAAGAAACATATTTGTATCTTGTCTGGCTTGCACAAAACCACCTTAGCGTCGGGAAACCTGACGGGCGTTTTTTCAAAGGTATTGGGGTGCGGCCAAACCCTAATTGCCTTATAGTTGAAATCCTCTTTTTCCTTTTTCATATATGCGAGTACAACAGGAAACTTTACAGTCTTAAGATTTCGCTGTTCCTTTATAAGCTTCGCGCATTCTATGAACTCGTCAAACTGCCGTATATCACCCACCAAATCATAAAGCAAAGGTGAATTTTGGTCGTAGGTCGTTTTACAAATGATATACCCTTTACTGCTGTAAACAGTATCGCCCCACCATCTGGCATCCGCTATTCTCGTATCCCAGAAATAATAACCCTCACCCAGCCACGGTTCTTTTGTTCCGCTTTTCAAAATGCCGTTGGCATACCGCTCTGAACAGAAATACGGGCCGTGGTCTTCCACCTCCTCATCGTTCTGCCGGTCTTCGAGTGTCTGGTATATATCCGTGATCTTCATGTTCTCCGAACTATTCAATAACGGTTGTCTGTTCTTTCAGCTCCTCAGTAATCCCCATGAGGTTGATTGTAGGCAATACTACAGGCTGCACGTTAGCCTGCAAGGTTATTGTACTTACAAAAGCCCTGATGTATGGAAATACGATGGCAAGGCTGTTAGGGTAGAAGTATTCGGGAATGTCGGCGATAGTAATACCACCGCCAAACGAAAACGAAGCCACACACGAAACCTTTACTACCTCCGTGTTAGTCTCTGTGCATCCTACCATAACGTCAAAGTCCAATTCATAGCGTGCCTCCTTTGCGTGAAACACTCCCTTAGGACTGAAAGATATATTCAACTCGGCATTGTCTGGTATGTTAAAGTCCAAAGATGCCTTAGTGAAACGATAATCATCTAATTTAAAAGCTGCTTTTTCCATGATTGCCTTATGCTGCTAAACAATACTTTGCGTCTGCTGCAATGCCATTTTCCCCTGCGCTGACTGATACGTCATATCTGTGTGTCTCCTCTTTCTCCTTGGAGTTGGAATACGACACGGCTGTACCGAAATTCTCCCTAACGAATTCGGCGTACTCAATGACATCGGGGCCAATCTCATTGAGATATTCTATTTCTCTCCAATCCTTTTCGATTACATCCTTTGGGGTGTTCTCGAAGTAATCTTTGAGGCTTTCAAAAAGATTTCCCATAATTCTTTGTATTTAATGTTTTGTACTTTTGGACTGCAAAATTAATATTTTTAATTCAAACGGCAATATTTTTTGCCCGTTAGTTACTTACTTATACGAATATTTAACACTAATCGTCCTAAAAAACTCATTTTAAGCGCATTTTGCGGCAAAAACGCGTAAACTGGTTGTAAACGGGTTTACGACTGTTACACTATTGTTTCACACCGCAAACGCCAAATTATCGGTACGGAAAACGACGATTTCCATACGGCAAACCGGCGATAACCGTACCGATAATCTCACGGCTCACCCAGGGCATCCACTATCAAGCGCACTTGTGCCGGTGTAAAACTGCGGCTGCGCTCTGTGTAACCAATGGCGGCAAGCTGCTCCATAAGCCTAGGGTATAGGTGCATCCATCGGCGGAATTTCTTCCACGCCGATTCGGGCATGATGCAATTACAGTACTTTGCCGCAAGTTCCATGCGGCCGTACTCCCTTATCTTGAAATTATCTTTGTTCTGTTCCATGGGTGCAAAAGTAAGGAAAACAAACGTGAAAATACAATTAATCGCCGCCTACAACAGACGGTAACAGGACACAACGGCACGCATCCGGATTCTTGCCAAAAATGGCTGCTATCTTTGTGGCGGCAATAGTGCCAAACAACCTTTTAAACGCAAAAAGTATGATACGTTACAAGAAGTACAAAAGCAATCAGACGGGCGTAACAAAAAACAAGTGGTACGGCCGTGCCGTTACCGAACTTATGGAGTTTGAGGAATTCGTAAAGCACATGGCAAACCATCACTGCGTGTTCGGTGAGTCCACAATCCGCGGCGTGCTGATCGAGATGCAGATTTGTATGCGTGAGCTGCTGTTGGAAGGCAAGGCGGTGCGCCTCGACGACCTCGGCATCTTCCGCATTGGCCTGGAAACCTCCGCGGCTACCACCGCCAAGGAATTTACCGCCGACAACATCAAGGCTGTGCGCCTTAACCTCTATCTCGGCAAACGTTTCCGTGCCGCTGACCTCTACAAAGATGCCAAGTTCCGTGAGGCTGGCAAGTATGATGGTGGCGGCGACGATGGCGGCGAGACTGCCGACACCCACGATGAGGGCGGCAATACCAGTGGTGGCAATACCAGTGGCGACAACACCAGTGGCGGCAATATGTCGGATGGCAGCGGCTCCACCGATGATTCAGACGATGTGGTAAACTTGGTACTGTAGTCGTGTAATGGCTTCCGTAATTAGTGGCGAAATATCGTCAATAATGCCGTTTTTTGGCGTTTTGGCGGCATTTCGCCACTTTTCCGTATAGTTTTACCTCTCGTAGGTATAAAGTAGCCCTAACGTCATTAAAAGCGTTATCGCCCCATCTATCTTGCGGTATTGTGACACTTTGAGCGGCTTTTTGTTCTCCAGATTGTCGGTATCTATCACGCAATTCTCCAAACAGAAAGCGTTAATAGGGTTGTCGTTAAACTCTATCTTTACCGGGTCACTCCATGCAAGCATCTCAAAACTTTCGACTGGTAGGTTAAAGTTTCCGTAGGTCTGACTAAATGGGGTTAGCACGTTCCTCGCTCCGACTGACTTTAAGATACTCGTTAGCTCCTGCGCCTTGTAAGCATCATAGCCGATACGGATAATATTAACCATCTTACTACGCCTTAATATGTCCTCGGTAATCATCGCCGTGTCTATCTTCTGCCCTTTGCAGAAAATAAGATACCCTTTTTCGTTCCAAAGCCTGTAAAGCTGCTCGTTGGGATGCCCTTTTAATGCTCCCTCCGGGAAATAGTAATCAGTATGCGTGTAAAACTTCTTATTGCCCGATAGGTACACGGTATAAGATACTGCGCTGAAATCATCATGCACCGACAAATCAAACGCCACGGCACAATCTGGGCGGCCCTGCACCTGATCTATACAGAAATTACCCAATAATTCTTTTGCCTTTTCGTGGGTAAACCACGTTTTTTCGTCATTTATCGTGAAAATATTAAGCAATTTCGTGCGAAAAGCCAACATATTTTCGGCTGATAACTGGGCGGTCTGATACTCATTTTCGTAGTAGTCCGGTTGCACCGTGATACCTAAATGTGGCTGCACCTTTGCCCACGTCTTCGGGCTGTCCTCTGCATCGTCCACATCAGGCATGAAGATAGATGCAAACATGGTGTCGCTTTCCGCTTCACCTCGTAGTACTGCCATCACTCCGTCAAGTTCGTGGGCAAATGGGCCATCTACCACATCGCTTGCCGTGGTGATAATGATTGTTAGCGGCTCACGCCTTGGCCCCATTGATGTTGTCAATACGTTTTTGAGGTCTGCGCCGTTCTTGCCTGCCGTGTTTCTGGCCTGGGCGTATTCGTCCATTATCACCAATGAGGCAAACAAACCATCTTTGGTTTTGGCGTTGGCGGTCAAACATTGTATGAGGCTATCACGTCCACGGTCTTTGAAAGTAATCTTTTCACGATTAACCCTAAAGTGCTTTTCCTTTGGGTCAATATCAAACATGATGTTTCGTATCTCATCAAAACAGATTTTCGCCTGATCGTAGCTATTTGCGCCTACGTATGCCTGGGCATTGTTATCGCCGAAAAGCATATCATAAACCGCCAAAGCTGCGCACGATGTCGTTTTGCTGAACTTTCTGGGCACGAATAGGTAGGCGGTACGTATCAGTCTGCGCCCATCGTCTCGGGCAAAGCCGTAGATATTGGCAAACTGGTAGGCTTGCACCGGGGTTAGCTTATAGCGTGTGCGCCCTCGGATGCCGCTAAACCGCAAAGCCTCGTAGAACTTGAAAAAACGCTTTACTCGCTTGGGCTTCCAATCGTATTTATCAAGCATCTGCAAAAAGCGTCTTACTCCCAATATCTCATACAAGTTGTGTGCGTCTGGGTGGTCTATCACTCCAAACACATAATCGCCGATACGCTTATCTGTTTCAATAAGCGCACGGCGGTAGCGGTCGGCGTATGTACTACGCCCCTGCTGCAACTGCTCCGATACCTCGGCTTTCAGTTGTCGAAATCTTCCTTTTTCTTCTTCTGTCATTAGTCGTCGCCCTCCTGCATCGCTGCCATAAAGTCGTTAAAACTGTCGTTGTCGCTTTTTCGCTCCTTGCTCTCGGTGTTCATGCCCAAAGCCCTTAACGCTTTCTGTCCCTGCTGCAACAACTCGATATATAGCTTTTCTTTCGGGTCGATCGTCTTGCGTTCGTTGCCCTCCCTGCTATATTCCACGTTTACGGCCTGGTGTCCGTCTGCCATGATCTCATCGCCCAAAATGTCGGCACGTACCAACAACTTAGCCGTAATATCCACTTGGTATGTAAGTTCGGCTGTGTACTTGCCTTGCTTCTTCAACAACTTAACGATATACGCTTTCTTGCTCTTAATTTTGGCGGCTATCTTCTTGTTGTCTTCCTCGATGGATGGTTCCGGCAAAGTCTGGCTAACTGGCAATGGGTCGGCGGTCTTTGGCTGCGCCTTGTCGCTGTAACCTCGCTTCTTGCCCTTGGTCTTCAGGTAGAAGATAATAGCCGTTGTGTCATTGGCGTTTATCGACTGCATCAACTTACTTTCTACAAAATCTACCTGCGTCTCGGTGATCTCGTCCACTTTCTCCTTAAACTCTGGGTCGGCATTGTACCATCGGTAATAAGTACTGCGCCCTATGCCTATCGCCTCGCACGCTGTGGCTATGATGCCGTAGCCCTGCGCCAAAGCCTCCAAAAACTTTTGTTTCTTTTCTTCCATGCTGCGTTACTTTTCAAATGAGCGGATGCCGTCGAAGTAGTCTTTGTAAAACTCAAACAGTCCCTTATCAACTGTTATACTTCCCTGCTCCGTTCTTGGGTTAGTGTTAATGTTTGCGCTTGTCTGTATGCCGAAATAAAAGCCCTCATCGTAGTTGCACCCTGCGTATATCTTACTGTGGTTCTTGAATACTGCGGCACGTCCTGCCTCTGGGTGTTCCTGATAGAACTTTTGCACCATCTGCCACTCAATCTTATAGCTGCCCGGGAATATCTCGCCCAAATACATATCAAGTTTCTTAATGCGCCCTTGCTCGTACCATTGCCGTACCTGCAAAATATCCTCTGCCGCCATGCACCATGTCGATAGTAAACAGTAGTCCAAATCATGCTGATTAAGCACCACTTTCAGGTAACTAAGGCTATCCACGTCCCCGGCGGTAATAAAATTGTAGGTGGTATGGTCTTGCAGCTTGACGTACTGCATTGCCTCCAATAACTTGACCTCACTAAATGCCCGGCGGTACTCGTAGCGTTGCGATAACTCGGTACACTCCTTTGTACGTCTGTGCGCTCGCTTTGCCTGGGCGGTTGTCTCGGCTGTGGTTTCTTCCGGCTCCACCTCATCGGGTGGGGGGGCTTGGGTCTGACCTGCTCCAAAGCTGCCAAATCCAAAGCCCATGCCATCTCGGTTTCCAAACTTCATAAATATTGCTTTTTATTATTAACCTACACACGTGGGCGTTTTTATATCGTGCCAACTATGCCGGGGCTTTGCATCTGGGCAAAATCCCCCACGGCCCAAAAATCGGCTCACGTGTGGAAAAGGGGGTTGGTGAGGTTTAGCCCACACACTATGCCCTTAAAAAAAGTACCCCCGGGGCCTCGAACCCGAAAGTTTTAATAATTCCGTCCACTTCTTCATCGGACAATCTAAACCATTCTCCTTGTACTCTCTTGGCATTATACACACTATGCAAATGTACTTCGATGTCTCTATCTACATAGCCTATAAGCTGCACTTTCTTTGTACTAAGTACTTGCATACGTGTATGTATGTCTTTAGATTTTCCAATCTTTATCAAGCCATTTGCGTTGCTTCTGGCTAAATATGTCTGAAAGTACGTCTTTGGTCTAAGTCCTATTGACTCGGCACAAACCTTATTTCGCAAATCAAATAACTTGGCTTCGTCCATAATGGCTTTTGCTTTATCCATCATTTCGGCATATAGCTTGTTTTTCACTATCGCCAATTGCTCACCTAATTCAGCGTTGTATCTATCTAACACGCTATTGAGTTTATTGCAAATACTGTCTTTCCATTCTTCCAACTTAGCTTTATCCTTGCTTGTTCGTCTCATGGTCTGACCTTGAAACTGTATCTCTGTCGTATATGATATACCGCCATTCTTACGCTTACGCTCATAGATTGAGCCATAAACATTTCCGCCCTTGTGTTTCATATCTCTGCTATTTCAAAAATTTATTCACAAATCTTTTCAGGTGCTCTTTGGCTCGGTTCTTTGCTTGAACTTTGCCACACCTGCCCATGTCCGTATGTACCTTAACGTGGCAATCGTGGCATAGGGCTTTGAGGTTAAAGTAATCAAACATCAGACGTTCTTTTTCCTGCCTCGTTAGTCCATCCTCAACCGGGATAACGTGGTGTACCTCGGTGGCTGCTGCCACTCTGCCCAATTCCTCGCACCTCTCGCATAGTGGCGTATCGTTGAGTTTGTCACGTCTCAATCGTAGCCACTTGGCCGTATGTATCAGCCTTATGTAATCTTTATCCTTTGCCATACTCTAATATTCGTCTTTGATGTCTATTGTTGTGTGATACTTCCTTACCAAAAAGTTGAGGCTATCCAACAAAGATTGCTGTACGCCCTGCTTGCCACTTAATGCCGTGTTGGCTCTCTCATCTACGGTGTTGGCACAAATCAACTTATACACCTGTACTGGGTACTGCTGCCCCTGTCGGTGTAATCGTGCGTTGGCTTGTTGGTATAACTCCAGATTCCAACCTGTACCAAACCATACGATATAGTGCCCACCTTGCTGCATATTCAAGCCAAACGCCGTGCTCATAGGGTGGGCCAATAGTACGTCTATCTGTCCGGCGTTCCATTCTCTCAACTCCTTTTCGCCCTCGTATGACTTGACGGTATAGCCTTTCAGTTTCTTGGTGATACGTGTTACATCATGCTTGAACTGATAGAAGACTAACACATGATTACCGTTTGCAGCTTCCACAATCTCGGCTAACTTATCCAACTTCTCATCGTGTATTTCGTGTACGTCCTTGGCCTCATCGTATATTGCACCGTTGGCAAACTGGCTTAACTTATTCATCAGTCCGGCGGCACTATTCGCTAAGATATTGGCATTTTCCCCGGTATGCAATTCGGTAAACTCCAATACCTTTTCTTTCTCAAACTTGTTGTACGCTTCCATCACCTTTGGCGACAAAGTAAGTTTGGTTTCGTGGGTGATCATGTCCGGCAACTGCAAATAGTCCTTTGCTTGCATTGATAGACAAATATCAGAAATCTTGTTTTTGATAACGTCCTCGCACCCTTTTTTGATGTCGCAACGTACTATTACGTTGTTCCACTTGTGGGTCTCAAAGTAGGTTTCACGATACTTCGTTACGCTCTTGCCCAAACGCTCGCCCATGTCTATACAGTACATTTGTGCCCATAGGTCTATCAGTCCGTTAGGTGCTGGCGTTCCTGTAAGTCCGATAACTCGATTAACCGTTGGTATGGCTGTACGCATCGCCTTAAATCGGTTTGATTTAGAAGATTTGAAACTGGTTAGCTCATCAATCACCAACACATCAAACGGCAACTGACCGCCGTACTTTCCAACCAACCATACAAAACTATCACGTCCGATAACGTAGATGTCGGCTTTAGATGCCAACGCCAAATTACGCTGCTTCTCTGTGCCCATCACCTTTGCCACTCTCAGGCTTTGCAAATGATCCCACTTTTCTGCCTCGGTAGTCCATGTTGTTTCGGCTACCTTTTTCGGTGCTACCACCAATGTACGGCTAACCTCGCAATCGTCCATCAACTGTTGTACGGCTGTAAGTGTGCTTACCGTCTTACCTAAACCCATATCAAGAAACAAACCGCATCGTGGGTGGTCTAATATCCACTGCATCGCTGTTTTCTGGTAATCGTATGGTCTGTACTTCATCTCTCGGCCCTCCAAACTTTAATTAACTCGTCGATCGTCTGTTTGTTGTCGATTGTATAGACTTCGTGGCCCATGCTTACCAACTCATTTTGTCTTATGGTTTGTATCTTCGTTGGCTTCTTGCCTTTACTTTTCAACTCCACCCAAACAACCTTACCACCATGTAGGCATACCACTCTATCAGGATAGCCCACCATGTTTGCATTTGAGTATTTGAGGCAAATGCCGCCAATGGCTTTCACCTCTTGCACTAAATATTTTTCTATCGCCTTTTCCGATACCTCGGCGTGGCGTGTTATTGCCTCTAACTTCTTCATTCTATCTTATGCCGTTTGTAAACATTCTACTTTCAACATTCTATACATATATACTTAATACCCCTTTATACGTATATTTATAGTATATAACTATATATTACTACTTATACTATATTTTATGTTTATTATGTTTACATATATAGTTAAGTATTGATAATCAGCCTTTTAGGTGTAAACAAAGTGTGTAAACAAAGCTGTAAACAAAATAAATTGTTTACGCATTTTGCGATATTTGCTTTTTGCTGCTTTGCTTGTAAACAAACCCTGTAAACATCACTTTGTTTACATATTCCTACGCCCGATTGATGTCTTAAAGGTCGCTTTCGTCGTCGTCTGTTGGTCTGCTAAACCCTCGCTGTGTCCCATATATCGGAAATCTTGCAGACGATAATTTTTGCCAACCAATTTCGCCCAACACCTTATTAACCTTTCTTGCTTCATACTTATAATCTTTGCTGCCAACATCACGCCCCAAAACCTCACTGAGAAATTCGGCGGCACATACTTTGGTACGTGTTTCCGTTCCTGTCTCATCCAGTGGGTCGGGGTTCTTAATGTAGGCACGTCGGCGGTTTAAGTCCCATGTACTCCAGTCGGTCGGCAACTTCATATCTAAGTATGCCTGTATCATTCCCGGTAATGGGTCTTCCTGATTATCGTTAAACTCACCCTGTCGCTTTCGGGCTTCTGCTTCCAAAGCCTCGCTAAGATACAACTTTTCGCCGTCCTTATAGCGTTGCACGGCTTCTGCCCATAACTGGTTACGGTCTGCCTCGATCGCTTGGCGTGGGTCTCCATGCTTACGTAGTTCTGGGTTTACACTCATTACCCAAAAGCGGCGGTTTCCGGTCTCACCCTTTAAGAAATATGTTTCGTTGGTCGTACCGCAAAAAACGCATTGTCTCGGGTGGGATTCCATCACACTACCATACGCCGGGCGGTACATATCATTCTGACGGCTTATGTAGGCTTTCACCTGCTCCACGTCTGACCGCTTGATACTGCCCAACTCCGGTAACTCGATAACCCAACCGTTTCGGGCTTGCTCCATACCTTTTGTACCCTCCATTGTCACCAAACTATCGCTAAACCAATCGCCGCCCATCACATTAAAAAGCGTCGATTTACCGATACCCTCGGCTCCGGCGATAATCAGGCAATAATCATACTTGCACCCTGGGTTCATCACTCGGGCTACTGCCGCCGTAAAGTGCTTACGTGTCATTGCTCTGTTTAGCTCATTATCTTCTGCGCCTACGTAATCAATAATTAGGCGGTCTAAGCGTGGCACGCCGTCCCATGTAAGACTATTGAGGTAATCACGTATCGGGTGTACTCTGTGACGTGTAACGACTGCCACCAAAGCATCTTTGATTTTGTCCTTTCCGGTCACTCCGTATTTCTCATCTAAGTATATCCTTAGATTTGCATCATCAGTATTACCCCATTGTGTCACCTCGGCGTTCCATGGCAAACCACCTGTTATGTAGTTAAACCCATTAAACAGATTTTGCCATATATGGTTTTTCAACCTTGGGTCGTTCTCCAGAATAGCAATAATATTGCTTGCTGTTGATTTGATGCTGCCTTTCTTGTCAAAGTCTAATTCAGCCATCCACTTGTCGGCGGTTTCAGATACTGCGCTGTCCCCGGCTTCCTCTGCTTCGATGTCGGCAAAATCATCATCGGCCTGGCCCTGTCGTTCCTTAGTAAGTAAGATTCTTACTTTTTTGTCCTTGGCTACGAAATCCTGCATTTTCAGGTACGACGGCAAACGTGTGTTATCTGTTATCTTCGTACCCTCATCCTGCACACCAAATAAATGTATTCGGCAAAGGTCGAAAGCGTTGCAAAGCTGCTTACTCGCCGGGTCTGTTTCGTGGTTGCTGTACGCAAACTTACCCTCATAGCAAACCAAACCTGCCGCCACGCTACCATTAATGTAGGTGTATCGCCCATCGTGGGCGGTCTTCTCGTACACATCAGGTAGAAACGTGTCGATTGCATCCTCTATTGAATAGGCACGGCAAAAAGCACCAATTAAGCCGGGCTTTTCGGTCGGATCACCTACCTTTTTCAATTCGTGTACGATGATGTCACCCTCTCGGCTCGATACTGGCCAAAGCGCCACATCTTTATAGTCGTAGTACTGCTTTAGAAATTCATCAACGTTGCACGCCTTGCCGTCTTGGTACTCAAACACATATTCGCCGTCTCTGCTTGTAGATGGATAATAAAACAATCTCGCTAACTGATAGGTGGTATCGTCGAACACCTCGATATTAAGTTTGCTTGCTATCATCCTGCAAAGCGGCTCGTACTCATCTGGGCGTACCTGACGGCTCAATGGGAACACTAAACGATAGCGTGGGTTTTCCGGCGTGTGCTTGTGTGTGCTGTAAAGCATCGCCGCAAAGTCAAAGTTTAGTGTGAACTCATCCCAAAGGTCCGGTGTACCGTAGTCAATATCAAGTGTGGCAATACTTCGCCACATCACGTTAGCGGTCTTTCGTGTTCCACCCGATAGGTAGCCACCGACAAAGCCGCCCACGTCCTTGATACTGCTTTGTTCTTCCCGGCTCATCTTGGCGTACTCGCTTACGCTTTCCGTTGTTCGCTTCGTTTCGCTGCATCGTTCTACCAACTTCGCCCATGTGGTCGCTTTGTTCTTCCACTTCTTAGCCATACGGCTATGGGCTGTTGCTATATCGATCGGGAAATCATTGTTTAACTTTATCTGTGCCATACGTCAATCTTTCTAAAGATTCATACGATAACTTATCTAAGATACCCTTAAAGTACTTAGCATCTTCCTCGTTGCTTGCCTTGATAGTAACCGGGCGCACACCGATTTTGCCTATTGGTGGGTGTACCACTAACTCAAATGGTCGTGGCTCATCGTCCAACTGCTCGAATAGGTATTTAATGTTGCTTGCCTTAAATACCATAAACCTTATGTATTTGAAATCTTTTGCCATATTATAAGTACCAAATCTTAAAATACCGCCAATCTATGCAACCGGGGCACTGCTCGCAAACCTCACACTCTGATAGCTTACAAACTCCATAACCGGGTTTGTCTTCATCAGGATCGTATGATAGACACGTTTTGCAGTACGTCTTTTTCATAACTGGCGGTATATGTGAATAATGGCACGGCTTTCGCCGTGCTAAAGATTAAAAACTAAAATATTAAGGGCTAAAAAATAAATGCTGACACTGCCCTAACTCTGAGCGTGTCGCTGGCCTTAGTGAACCAATAGTACGTAGCACCGACGTTGAGGCTCAGAAGCCATGCGTAGGTAGCACTGGTCTCGGTGGAAGTCCAATACCAACGGTCTTGCAGTTTATCGCCCTTGGCAAACTCCAAAGCTGCATTGATAGCCTTTTTGTTGATAAAGATACGGTATAACTCGCCCAAAGATGGTATATACCAATCATCGGCTAACTTTATCTGTGGATTCAGGATATTACGCAAATGGTTGGTGTTTCTTGCTCCGTCCATGTCTGCTACTGCATCGTCGTAGTTGTCGATATAGTAGGCTTGGTCGTTTTCTTCGTCGTCATTTGCCTTTGTTGTTAGCGTGATACCATCGCCGTTAGCCTCATCGTGCAAAGCTATCTTAATGCCAAAGCTACCCATCTTCAAACCGATAGCCACTACCTCGCTATCCATGTTGTCGTCTTTGGTGTACTCCAGTTCAAACAAAGTTGCTTTGCCGTCGGCGTGTACCAAATAGATGCCGTCCTCCATATTGCCGGATTTTGGTAACTGCGCCTGTACTGGCTTTTCATCCTTACCCATCACAAAGGTATTGGCTTTTTCCGCATCTTCCACGTTGCCACACCATTGTAATAACTCGTATCTGAATTGCTGCACGTCTGATAGTGCCTTACTTGTCTGTATCTCCATTTTTGTATATGCTTTATATTGTTTAATCTTTTAGATAATATGGGGTGGTGTACCCTGCACCTTTGAGCGGCAAATCTTTGCACCACGGTATAGGCTCACTAAACAAAGCCTCAATCATCGGTAACGTCTGGTCTCTCGTAGCCTCAACGATGATCTCATCGTGTATATGAAAAACTACGTTTAACCCTCTCTGCTCGGCTCTAAGTATCACACAACCCAATATGTCACGTGCCGTAGCCTGTACGATGTTCTCGGTTAGCTTACCGCCGTAGGTTCTCAACTTTCCCCACTTCTTCGTTTTTTGGTTCAAACCCTCATACTCGATAATTTCGTGGTCGCCTCGCCAACCGTCGTTTGTCTCGATTCCAACCTCTGTACGTGGGTAACAAATAGTCCTGCCACTTGGTAGGGTAATTAGCAACATACCCCAACGATAACTAATAATAATGCCTCGTTGTATCTGCACGCTTTTTTCGGTCTTAATGGCTGTGATAGCTGCTTTCTCGACTGTACGCCACAATTTAACGATATGTGGGTTACTGTCTCGCCATTTGTTCACGATGTCTTTCTCCTCGGATTCTGTTAAACCTAACTTCTTACCGCCCATCGCTTCCAATGCCGATACGCCACCACCATAACCCAAACCCAAAACGGCTACTTTGCCTTTCGGTCTCAAATCTCCGTTGGGACCATGTTTCTGAACTGGTACGCCAAACATCTTGCTTGCAGTTTCACAATAGATGTCGTGCCCTGCTCTGAAAGCGTCCAATACCCATGTTTCCCCGGCTATCCATGCTATCACACGTGCCTCGATTGCCGAAAAGTCGCATACGTGGAACGTGCAACCGGGCTTGGCTATGAAAGCGGTACGTATCAACTCGCTAAGTACTTGGGTAACGTTTCCGTAGTTCATTTCAAACTCTTCCAAATCACCCTGCTTTACCAAATAGCGTGCATCATCCAGACTTTCCAGATGGTTTTGTGGTAGGTTTTGCAACTGCACCAAACGCCCTGCCCATCTGCCTGTACGTGCTGCACCGCAAAACTGCAACAAACCATGTACTCGGCTATCCTTGCATACACATTTTTTCATAGTTGTGTACTTCTTGTTAGAAGTCTTACCCATTTCTCTACGCAAAGCCAAAACTTTCTGCACCTTGGGCCAATACTTAAACTGCACCTCGTAGTCGTCCAAATTCTTTTTGTTGAGGCTATCAATAGTAAACCCGGTGTTCTCGGATATGTATTGTTTAATCTGTCCGGGGCTGTTTGGGTTACTCATGCCTGTAAGTTTTCGGGCTTCTGCAAATAGCTCATCTTTGTATAGCTCATCAAATCGGGCGGCATTGTTTACCAATACTTGGTCTATCATTACGCCACGGTCGTTAATGTGTTGGTCGGCCACGTACAAATCTTCGTCAAACTCTGGTGCTTCCAATCTCCTGACCTTTTTTAAGATGGCTTGCTCTACGTCCACGTCTCGGATATTATAGGCTTTGAACGTTGCCCATTTGTCTGGCGCATCGCTTGGCTTGTGCCGGATCATCTTTGTTATGCCCTGTTTTGTCTGCTTGTTTGGAACACTAAAGTATCTTATCAGGGCTTTACCCTCACTCATCTTTCTGTCTTCCAGTTTAAGTACCTCGCCACATTGAGCCAACGAAAGCGGTAAACCCATTCGGGCGGCTCTTACCATCGTACACCGCCATTGTCTCGGGTCTAATCGCCCTTTGATGCCTAAATACACGCCGATACAAATACGCTCAAAAGCTGCATTGAAAGCGGTCTTTATTATCTCGGGGTCGGTTAGTGCTGCTTCGATGTCCGGCGGCAAAGTTTCACCGCTTGCAAAGTCCACACATTTTGCCGGACCACCGTCCACGCTATACCCAAAAAGCAATATGGTAAAGTCTTCGGCCTCCACGTACTTGTAAACGCCACACTCGGTTAGGTCGTTGCTACTATATGTTTCGATGTCTATGCCTAATTCTTTCATACGCTTTGTTGTTTGATTACCCCGGCGGCTTCCTCTTTCCACCGCCGGGGGCTACTACATTAACATTTTATCGTAGAGAAAAAAAGCACTTTACAAATCGTCGTCGTCCTCGTCGTCGATGCCGTCCAAATCGCCAAAGTCGCTTTCTGCTGATACTCTGCCGCCCAAATGGTCGTCGTCCTTGAACTTCATAATGTTGTTGAGGCCACACGCTACACCCTTGTTACCGCTTACGTCGTAGCCATAGAAAGTTACCGACACAATCGCCCAAACGCCGCTGTAAACTTCTTCTTCGTCCACGATAGGCACTTTCTTTCGATCAACTACGCCTGGGCGTGTGTTGCTCTTGGCATTCACATAGTAGTGGTCTTCGTAAACCTCATCGTCCTTTTCGTCACCGTCACGCAAAGCCATATCAAGTTTTTTAGGCTCTTTGCCTCCCCACTTTGCTACGATAGCGGCTTTCTTAGCTGCCTCAATCGCCTTTTTGATTGCTTCGATAGTCTTCTTTTCAGACTTCGGAATTAAAACGTTAGTCATATACTTGCCTTCTCCGCCATCTTCTGGGATGTACTTCTCAAATACGTAGGTGTAACTAAGGCGGCATGGGCCAAAGATTACCTTAGTGTCATTAACTACTTTAGGGTCTATCATAATTGTATGAATTTAAATGTTAAACTTAAATGTCTTTAAAGTCGTCTGCTGCCTGATTAAACGCCGGGCGTTTGTCTGATTCAGGCACTAACGTTGGTTTGCCTTGTGGCTTGTTGATGTACTCGGCGCAAATTGCACCAAAGCGTTTCTTACCTATCAGTTTTTCCAAATCGGTAATACTTCGTAGCTCGGTAGGCTTAATGTAGGCTTCTTTTGCAAAGCCCTCTTTGCCTAAAAGTTCCATCACGGCGGTTGGGTTTGTTATCTTTCTGATACTGCGCCCCTCAACGATTTTGAAACCTTGATACTGTACGCCACTTAATGCCTGTTCCAAACTGTACTCCTCAACTCCAGTTAGCCACGTTTTGAACGTTGAAAGCAAAGGTAGTATAGTGCTTTCCATTACTTCCTTGCTAATCTTACGTGGGTCGGGGTTGGCTTGCTGTGCTTCGATGCACATAGACGATAGGGCTTTGCAGTTGGCCTTAACCTTGCAGAACTGACACCAATTGCCCGGCTTTTGCTTACCTCCTGCATAGGCTTCGTTAGCTTTTGGTTGCAGCTCATCGACTGCCCAATTAATGAGGTCGGCGGCATCCAACTCAAACTCCGAAAGATTATCAATACGTGGTTGTACGATAGTCATGCGTACCTTACGTATGTCGTACTCAAAGTTAAATAAGTCCCATGCGCCCAAAGCGTAAATCATCATTTGTGGATTTTCCACGGCTGACACCTTTACGCCCTTGCCATACTTAAAGTCGATAACCTCCATCACGCCATCGGCGATAATGATAGCGTCCGACGTGCCGAAAGCATTAGGCACATAGTGACTAAAATCTAACTTGACCTCAACCAACAATTGTGCGTCCTTGGTCTTAGCTCGGGCGGCGTTGAACTTCTCCAGTACGATAGTCTTGTACGTATCGGTGTACTCGTCCATTTCGCCACTGTGGTACTGCTCGTCTAACTGCGCTATCTCGGCTTTTTCCTCATCCACCGACAAACCCAAAAACTCTTTCAGTTTCTTGGCGCAATAGGCGTGGGCTAACGTTCCCTCCTCTGCAAAGGTGCTGCCCTTATCCTCCACGTCTTTTTCCAGAAGTGGGGCGGCGGTACAATTCATCCAACGATGCGCCGCACTTGGTGATAATAAAGCGTGTTTACCTGCCATAATTGTATATGATTAAATGTTGTTACTAAAATGGGCAATTTGAACCGATCGTGCCATCTTCCATTATCTGCAAACCGTTGCACTGCTCAATGAAATTTGCAATCTTATCAGGTGGCAAAGCACTCGGTTTTTCAGCACCCAACAAAGCGGCTATGTTCTTGAACTGTGCCGTTAATGGCTTATGGTACTTCTTGTATAGATCGCCGTTGGTGTTCTCCTTGTAGTCTTCACCCTCGATACGTTGGCGTGTCTTGTGCATAGCTGCCCTAACGTCTTCGGCGGTTAATGGCTTCTGCTCTGCCTCTGCTTTGGCCTGGCCCTCATTCTGTGGGGCGGCTTCTTCGGCTTTGGCTTCTTCCTGCTCGGCTACCTGCTCACCGTTGGCTGCTGCCTCCTGCTGTTCGTCTCCGGCTGACTCCTTGGTAGGCTCCGGCTTGTCGGCGGCTGCGTCCTCTTTCTTCTTTCTGCCTCGCTTGTTAGTAGGCTGTTGAGGCTGTGCCTGGGTGGTGTCCTCTGGCTTGTTATCTACTTGTCCGTTTCCATCGAGTGCTTCCTCTGCGGTCGGCGCAACTGTTGGTCGGTGGCACAAAATGGCATTTACCAAAGCCACGATTTCGGGTGTTACACCCAAATTGACCTGTACGTTAATACTAAAATCTGTTTTCATCTTTGTATATGCTTAATGATG